GCCCTTACAAAAGTAAAGTCCTTAGTACCGTCACTAGGTATAATACTATAAACTTTATCGGCTTTGTATCCGCTTGGTATAAGTGCTAAAATTGGGTTGCTCATTTGTCTCTATAACTTTGGTAGCATATCGCTACAGCTTGGTCTTGTTTGTATTCTTTTTTCATCTCTGCCACACACCGTATCATAAAATCTCTCTGCTTCTCGTTCGCTTTTGGTTTTGGTATTGGCATCAATATAATTTTTTAGTTTACTAAGGTTTGTTTCTTTTACTTTATATTTCATAAAACCCAGCCTTTAAACGTAGTGTCCGTATCAGGAGATATATCGAAATCAGTATTTGAGTTGTACTCAGGAAATAAATCTGTATTAAACTGCAGATAGTCTACTAAGCGAGTTGAGTAATAGTTAGCATATTCTCTTGCTTTGTCTACTAGATAGTCTACTTCGTTTTTATTTACTGTTTCTGCTGTTTCACTTGACCCTTTAAACACTCCACCATTCTTAATACTGTAAGCTGCAAAAGGTATATAATTCATTTGGGCAAACCAAATTAAAGTAGGTTGTACATAAGTATTAACAAGCGTTAAATAATTACCAGTTAAACCAGTACCCCCACTTGCACCGCTTGTTATATCTGCACTTATCCTATTGTAAAGGTCTGTCCCTAAAAGGTTTTGGATGTCTATTTGCTGCGCTATTTTAATAAAGGGTAGCAGCTTATCCACATCTGTATTGCCGTCAATTATAGAGTTCTTTACAAGGTCTGTTCTATTTATAAAAAGTGCTGTTGCCATTAGTTTTTAAATCCTATTTTGTTCCAATATTCCGCTGTGTAACCTTTGTACTTCATATCTTTGGGTGCCACTGGTACCTTTTGAGCGTTTGCCTTTGGTCTAAAACCTCTTGACCTTGCCTCTGTGGTAGTGATTGCATCGCCTAAACTCTTAGCACCATCCTTGCGTACGTAAGTTTTTCTAAGCCATTTATGCTGACATCTAGCACCGCCTTTGTAAAGCCAGACCGAATATGTGTCAGACCCACCCTTACCAAAGCCAGGATTCACAGCCTTTGTAGTCATAGCTTGTATATCCTCTTTGCGGTAAACCTTGTTAGCATCAACCATTTTTTTACAAAAAGGTCTTGAATTTGCATTGTATTTTTGTGGGCTGTACATATACCGAACTAGAAAAGTATTGCCCTCTTCTGTGCTTTGTTTGCTTTTACCATCTTGCTCGCTCTTGCTGTAAGGCTTTGCGCTGCCAGTGCTAACAAATTCCCAGATTTTAGCTAGTGTACTTTTTTCTTTTGGCTTGTTTAGGTCTGTTATTACCTCATCTAAGCCCTCCTCTTGGTCGTAATCTACTTCTCGCTCATCCATAACGTCAAAGTCGCTTAGAAGCTCTGTTTCGTCTTGCCCTAAGTCTATTAAGGCGTCTGCTATTTTACTCCCTAACTCTGCTGGTAAGTCCTTTGAGAGTTTTACTCCAGTCTCTTCCTCTTTTGTCTCTTCGTCCTCTACGTTTTCAAGGTCTGTAAATTCTAGCGGCTGTAAGGTCTTAAAGTATAGTTTTAAGGCTATATTATTAAAAGCTAGTATACTATCAAAGGCATCTATTAAAAGGTGCTGAAAAGGTCTTATAACGGTGTTATCCATTAATATACTAGCGGTTTGTAGTTCGTCTGCGTTATTACCTAGACCTGTGCTGTCTTTGATTCCTAAAAGCATAGGACTTACAACTCTGTGCGCTACCATTATTTTTTTACCGCTCTCGTCAGATAAGAATTGGTATTGATTGTGAGCGTCACTTAATTGAATAGGCTCTATTTGTGCTGCGCTTTCTGCATTGTCGTTAAAAGCTAGAATAAACTTACCAGCGTTACTTGATCCGCTAAACTTTTGGTATATACGATTCTCTAACATTTGTCGCTCTTCAGCGTTTGGAGTGCCGTTATTAAAGTTGATAAGCATTGACGGAGCCAACCCATTAAGGATATTGTTTAAGTGATAGTTGCTTATCTCCTCTTCGAGTTCTGCATATTGTAGCCCCCCTTGGTAGTCTGGGCTTGAATAGTATTTATATCCAGCTCTGTAAGGTTTGACGTAAACAATTTCGATATTTTCGTTTGAATATCCAAAAGCTGGTATTCTTTTTAGTTCTGTTCTTGTTGTTACCTTTTGCCAGTTATCAGAATAGTAGTAAGCCTCTATCTCCCCTTTTGCGTTGCATTTCTCAGCCCTTAGATTCTCAACTGGTATGTGTTCTACTTGTGCTATTGTTTTTCTGTCCTTTGAGTAAATAACTTGCATAGAACATTGACCCATAAGTTTTAGGTCATAGCATAGCTTTCTAACACAATCCTTATTAAACAAAGCAACCATCTGAGCGTATTGCTCTGGCTTTTTATTAGAGTCTAAGGCATCTAAACCCTTGCCGTAAATCATTTGGCTAATACCGTTAATAATAGCGTTATTTGTAGGGCTGCCGTTGTATCTGTCTATAAGGTATTGAAAGTAATTATTATCACTTCCGTAAGCTACAAACTTCTTGTTTGATTTCTCAATTATCTCAGGGCTTGTGTAACTGCTTAAATTAACTATCCGTAAATCATTCATAAAATAATATAATCGTTATCAAAGCTATTCTCTGTGTTATATTCTCCACTATTAACAGAATAGTAATTGTTGTTTGTTTGGTCTATTGTTTGGTCTGTACAGAATACCTTGTCTTTGTATATTGTAGCCCCAGACAATAAAACCTCTAAGTTGTAAAACTCCCCTTCTACAAGAGTGCCAAAAGTACCAGTAAAGCTCATATAATTTTTATCTGTTGAGGCTGTAGCTGTTGTATTTACTACACTGCCCGTACTTTCGTTTGTTAGTTTTAGATTAATAGTTCCAGCAAAAAAAGTCCTTGGTATGATCTTTAAGGCCTTAGTGCCGCTTGTTGTTATAATCTTCATACTAATATATAAATAAAACTAAAATATTTTGTATAAAAAAAAGCCCTCCAAAAGGAAGGCTCGTTTTAAATATAAATAAACTACTATGATGGTGTAATTTGTAGAGGTACACCGTCTGCTTCTTTAATATCTGGAGCAGTACAGAAAAATGGTGGGTTTACCTCTGTAGCTACAACAGTCAATGTAAAGCCTTGTAAATCTCCAGGAGCCGCACCAGTAACAATTGTTCCAGCAGTAACCTCACAGCCATTTTTAAGACCTAGTAAAAGTCTTTTAGTGCTACCAGCACCGTCTTCGAATAATTCAACTACGTAATGCGCTCTTCCTCTGTTTAAAAGTTTTAGCTCTTCTTGAGTTGCTACGTCTAAGTTTTGAAAAGTGATATTTAAGGTACTTTCGTAAAAAGTAGTCCCATTATCTCTTGAACTTGTTACAGCTGTTTCAAGGCTGCTTAAAGCGCCTTGAACGTCAAACTTAAAAAACTCTGCGCTGTTGTCAGTTGGTAGTGTAATTGTACCGCTTGAGTCCGCTAAAGCTGCAATAGCATCACTGTAGTCTAGTATGTAAATATTGTTGATTCCAGCAAAGGCGGTCTTACATCCTACCCCTCTACCTTTTGTAATTGCACAAGCCATATTTTTATCTTTAATAAAAAAGGGTAGGCAGTTTTGCCCACCCTTCTTATGTTAGTTAATTGTTTCTATTAAGTGTAAAGTACGATATCAGATCCAACCCCAATTTGAGTTCCAGCCGTATAACGCATTATAACTCTAACGTTTTGGCTGCCGTCAAGCTCTGCCATATCTAAAACTCTTACCTCGTTGTAGTCGTTTAACAAACCAGTACCAAAGAATAAGTTTGAACTTCTAGCGGCTACCATTTCATTAGCACCCATTCCGCTTGTTGGGTACAATTTAACACCGTCAAAACTTAACTCCCCACCGTTGTAGAAAGTGTGACTTTTAGCATCTACACCGCTGTTAGTAGCAGCAAACCCACCTAAAGCTCTTATGTAAGCTTTAAATACGTTTTGTGCGCAGTAAATATACAAATCCTCTGAGCCGTAAACTCCAGAAGGTATAGCATCTACCACTTTTCCAATTTCAGCGACTACATTTGCAGAAGTTACATCTGTAGCAGTAACTAAAGTTCTGTTGCCATCAGCGTTAATTTGTGTTTTAAATCCAGCAAAATTTCCGTCAGTGTCTGCACCGCTCCATATATTAGACTCTGTAGCAGAGGCTACTTCAGCAGCTACTCTTGAAATAACAAAATCAGAGAATAAAGGTGGCAATTCGTCAAAAGCACTAAAGCCCATTTGAGCAGCTTCCCAGTCCGCGTGTAAGTCTTTTTTACAAATGTCTATATTGACTTGTAACTCTTTGGGAGTTAAAATTTTCTCTGTAAGTGTCAAGCTGGACGTTGAAGTATCAAAGTCGCAACTTGCATTTTTGATTAGATTTGAAAAAGCCCCCACTTTCATAGTAGACTTTAATTTGATGTTAGGAAGCACTGTAATAGCTCCGTCATCTATTGTCTTAGCTGTTAACAAACTTGCGGCAATATATTTCCCAGCAAATTCTCCAGCATAAGTACTTGTAATTGATACACTCATTTTTTTTTATTTTTAGTTGTTAATTTTTAATATTCGTTCCATTACTCTGTCGGCTGTAGTTTTACGTCTGTTGTTTGCGTATCTATAACCTCCAGTATTTTTTGACTCAGCCTCTGGGTTTGCCTTAATTGGCTCCGCTGCTGGTTTGTTTAGTTCTACTTGTACCTCGTCTGGGATTTCTTGTTTTGACAGTTCCTCTGTTATTAAGTTCCCTAAGTCATCAGCACTCATTTTTTCTTTGTCTTTGTGGTCCATAAGGTCTTTAATATGTTTCTTGAGTTCGTCCATTTCTTTTCTAAACTCTTGTTTTGTTACATATTGCATTTCTTCTTCCTTATGCTCGGCAGCCTCAACCTCTTCTTCTTTTTCTTCTTCCTCCGCTTTGATTTCAGCAATCAAGCCTACCTCTTCAACAATCAAACTACGTCCGTCCTCTAGTTCATACTCCCCAACTGGTAGGGCTACTTTCTCGTCCTCTGTAATTATAAAGACTTCTTTGCCAGCCTCAAAAGAGTCTGCCTCTAAGATAGTGCCGTTTTCAAGTTTTAGTTGTTCTAGCTTGACTTCCTCTGTCAAGTTTAAAACCTCTTTGATTTTTGTGATCATTTCATTTGATTTCATATTAATATATAATGTTTAAAAATTAATTTTGCATTTTCATTGTGATATTTTTCCTATCCCTTGCGCCCTTAGTGAGCCATCGCAACACTCTATCTTATAAGTATTGTCCTCACATAGACAAGCTCTGCGCCCACCTTTGGGGCTTGTTCTACTTGGTGTTATAAATCTCTTAATACGTCTTATCATTTCTTGTCGCTCTTTGGGTGTCCTTTAGGGAGTAAGTCATTGTCTCCAGTATATTTTCTGTTTTGGGGTCTGCCGTTCTTAACTAAATACAAAAACGCATTGACCCTAGCAAAAGCCCAAGCAGAGGCAGATTTTATACGAGGACTATGTGAAACATTAAAAGCCCCTAAACCTCTTTGAAATACAGCCTTAAGAGTGCCTACGTTAACGCCGTAGCCTAGCTTTTTTTTGTATCTCTCATTAAAGTCATCAGACTTTTTTTTAAGGGTGGCTTCGTCTGCCTTAGATACTTTAGCCCCTCGACTTGTTGAGGCGTCCCCTTTGGCTGTTCCTTTGCCTTTTGGGTTTGGGTTTGGTGTATCGCTCTTTGGTGCCTTTGGGCTTTTTCTTATACCGCCTCTAGGGCCTACCTCAGCCATCTTTACGCACTTACCGTCTTTTTTCTTGTAACCTTTAGGACATTTTGTGTGTGTGTACATATCCTCTTTTGAGTGGTACTCGCAAGGCATATACCAAGTCTTATTTTTATATTGATGTTGATGTATACCCTGACAACCTATATTTGAGGCCATTTCTTTGGCTTTCTCTTCAGTTGAGTAAGCAAGTCTATCGTCTATAATAGCGAAGTCATCGTTAACAACCATCGAAGCCAAACTAAGCTCTCCAAACTCTTTTAGTTTTTTAGCAGCGTATCTTTTGCCAGCTAAACCTCCCCACAATAAATAAGAAATAGTACCACAAGCCTCTTTATCTGTTTCGTCATAATACTCTTCTGCTCTTGACAAAAATGAGTACATTCGCTTGATTGTCTCTTCGCTTATTGCTTTGCCTTGTGCTAGTTGCTGAGCTCTTATTTTGCCTACTTCTGTAGCACATTTGTTGTTAACCTTTTTGTTAAGGTCAATACCTCTTTGAGCGTTGTTTTTTACTGCATCTGGGTAGTCTGTGTAGCTTTCTAAAGTGGTCTTTTTACCGCTCTTGTAACGTTTGTCTTTTTTAATTATTGCCGTTACTTGTTTGAGCAAGTATTCTGCTTCCTCTTCCTCTATCTTTGCAAGTTCGTCTTTTAAGGTTTTGTCTTTGGGTCGCTCCATTTTATCTGCGAAATAGCCCTCTATTGAAAACCCTTTGACTCTGCCAGTTTTAACAAACTCATTCCAGACTTGTTCATTGTTTACTTTTACAGCACCTACCCAAGTTCCTTGGGGCAGTTCCATACCGTATAATTTTGTCTTGTCCATTTTAGGGTCTTCAACAATCCAAGACTCCACTAAAGACAGGCCGTTTAGTTTGTGCTGGTGTTCTAGCGTTGAGTTGTTTTGTTTACCTTGCTGTAAGAACATTTGCGAGGCTTTTAAGACCGTATCTTTTGAGAAATATATATAATACTCGTCTTTGCCGTTACGTCTGTATATAGGCTTGTTTGGGACAAGTAAAGCCCCTAATAAAATACGTTTCTCTTTGTCTACTTCTGCAAGTTTAAACTCTTGAGATTTTAGGGCTACAAAGTCCTCTTCTATTGCTGGGTTTTCGACAACTGAAATGGCTTCAATCCCTATTTCTTGCTCTTCATCAATTATAAGCTCTACTATTCGCATATTAATATATAAGTATTTTTAAATTATTTTGTTTTTATAAAGTAGCCCCTTCGACTATGTTGTTTTCTAGGCTCTGTGCTGTTGTGACGTCATTTGCCACAACAAACGCTTTTACTGGTTGTTGAGTCTGTCCGCCTATTGCATCCGCTAGTTGGCTTGTTTCTGTAGCCCCAACTACGTTAAAAGAAGGTGCTTGTGAGTCTCCACCTCCGCCTCCTAAACCTCCAGCAGATCCGCCACCGCCTCCGCCCCCAGCAAGTCCAGGGATTGCTTGAGCTGCTATTGTTGCTATTGAAGTTGCCGCAGATAGTTTTGTACTTAAAATACCTTTGGCTGTTGCTACAGCTTGTTTTATATATAAGGGGTTTGGTATTGTACCAATAACGGCTGGAGTGGCTGCAAGATTTGCCTTTGCGGCTGCTATTGCCTTAGATGCGTTTGTAATTACTTGCGCTATTGCTAAGCCTTTTTCAACAACTAAAAGCCCAGCAGATAAAGCCTTATTCTTACCAGCTAGTTGGCTTATAATTTGTAAGCCTCCTTGTATAGCGTTTGCCTTTGCTTCTTGTAGGTTAACCTCTGCTTGTGCTAACTCTTCATTTACTTTTTTTTGTTCCTCTAATATTCTTTGATTTCTTTCTTTGTCCTCAAGTTCTTGTTTGTCCTTTCTTTCTTTGTCCTCTGCAGCTTTTTGGTCTGCTATTGCCTTAAGTGCTGCGGCTTCCTCTGCCTTAAAAGCTATTATTTGAGATGTAACCTCTTTTTGTTTTGTAAGCCTTGCTGTTTCTAATTGTATAAGATCTGCCTCTAATTGTGCCGCTGCCTCTTTGTCCTCTTTTGTTGATTTGCCTAAAGCGTTCTCCGCTTGTTGGGCTTGAAGTCTTAATCTAGCCGCTTCTATTTCTTGGTTGGTTATTTTCTCTTCTAAATCTGCTGCCTCTTGCAAAAACGCTATTCTCTCTTGTACTGTAAATTTTTCTTTGTTTACGGATTGTTCTAAAAGCGTTGCTCGGTCTCTGTCTGCCTTTGCTCTGTCTACTATTAACTTTCTGTCTAGTCTGTCTGCCTTCGCTCTTAGGTCTGCTATCTTGGCTGCGTTTGCTGCATCTTTTGCAACTTCTACCCCAAACTCTTTAACTTTTTCTATAGCACCGCTTACACTATCTGTAACGCTATCAACCCCTAATACTACTTTGCCTACTGCATCAGCAGCGACTTTACCAGCCTCACTAAATTTAAATTCAAACAAAAGCCCTACAGCCTTGCCAAGTTTTGGCAACAATTCAAGCAAACCTTCAAACCTATTTATTAGATTTTCTTTAATTAATTTAATAAAGTCTTTTAAGGCTTGTTGTGGGTTTTCAAAAGCAGATATAATGTTCTCTCCTAAGTCTGCAAGTAAGTCTAACAGATTGCCTACAACACTGCCAATAACCCCAAGTATTTTTTGGAATTTATTTTGACCCTCTTCGCTTCTAGTAAACGCTTGACCTAAAGCAACAACTGCAATAAGTAAAGCCCCTATCCCAGTTCCTATAATAGCAACTTTAAGACTTTTAAAGCTCGTTATTACATTTTTGAGAGTGCCCCTAAAACCCTTAAATTTAGAGATTGCACCGCCTGTAAGATTGTCTAGCTGTCCAGTTAATTCGTTGCTTGATTCGCCTACCTCTTTGACTTCTTTATTTACACCCTCAATTGATTTCTCTAAGTCTTTTACGTCTTTTTGGGCTTTTTTAGAATTTACGTCTATATTGATTGTTTTTTCTATCGCCATTTTATTTCTTGTTTAAGTGCTTTGTACCCCTCTTTAAGTGTCGTAGGCAGTTTGTATTTGCCTTGAGCTATACGGATGTTTTCTGTCTCTCCGTTTGCGTATTTTAAATTCTGTAGTATTAGTTTGATCATCAGTCTGTTGTTGCAAAGGCTATCCTATCTTTTGAGAAAAAGACTGTGCCTCCTATTGTGTATCTTGTCCTTATACCAAACTTGAATGTTACTCCGCTGTCAAGTCCAGTTATAGTTCTGCCGCTTATGTCATTACCTAAAGTCTCTACAAAAACATCGTCTTTTATAACGTCATAACCAGTAATATTGTTTACTACAACGTCTCCAAGAGGTGTCCATCCTAAAGTAACTGTACTGCTAGAAGTCCCAGCTATGTTAAGGGCTGCTATTCTTGGCAGAGTTTCTGTGACGTTTTCTGTTGTGGATTCCTCGCTTACATTGTAAAGCTCTAAAGTACTTTTATTGTTTAGTAGGTTTGTTTTTATTGAGTTGATCCTATAAGCCTTGTTATGAATTATAAACTTGTCTGCTAAAGAGTAATTTAAAATAATATGCAAAGGCAAATAAGCCTCTAGCTTTATAATACGTCCTTGACGGTTGTATATGCTTATAATATAGTCTAAGTAATACTTAGCAAATAGATTCGTACCGCTTACCTCTCTGAAAAACTCATCAATCTCAATACCGAAATTTAAAGCAGCAGAAGTGTCAGCTACAGTCCCACTACCAGGTACAAACACTTGACTAGGTCTGTTGTATGCTGTTATGTCTTGTAAAGCCCCAGCAGTACCGTTTTGTAATTTAAAGGAGTCTGAGGTTGCTTGTCCCTCTATGTACAAAAGTAAAGGCTGTCCAATAGTAGCGTTAAAGTCTTTGTCTAGCATAGCCCCTTGACATATATTTGATAAAGCTCCAGTATCACTGTTTGTCAATCTCTCGTAAAGCATTTTCTCAAAGTCTAGTTCTACTTTAAAGTCTTTGCCGTCCCATTCGTTATCGTTGCTTGGTGGGTAGCTTTCTCCAGCAAAATTATTCCCTAAGAGTTCTTGTTGGTTTTGTATTAGAAAACTTTTTTTACTCTTGAAATCAAACTTAACACTTTTGTATTGTAAGACTTTTTCAACTGTGCTTTTTGTAGTGTCTACATATTTTGTTATGTCGTATGTAGTTCCTTGAGCGTAGAAGTCGTTTAGCGGTAATACGTTTATTTTATTGTCCTCTTTAAAAGCTACAAGGTTAAACATCTTAAATAAGTTTGTAAGAAAATCAATGACTTTCATTTTAGGAATCTGTCTTGAAATAATTACTTGATTTGAGGTTGCTAAACTTGTTGGGGTATAAACCCCTGTGCTTATTGTTGTGCCTAACGACCCTATTAGATTAACTGTTTGATATTTAGCAGTTATTTCTATGTCCGTAAAAGTGAAAGTTGATGCTGTTGTAAATAGTATTTTTATGTCCAGTATTCCCTCGTCAGACCCAAAAATACCCCCAATATTTACTTTTGGCTCTGAAGGCCCAGTAAAATCTCGCTCAAAAATTATCGAGTTGTCTGAACTTCTTAATATTGTTAAATTATACTCATCGCTTCCGCTAGTATCTATATCAAACACCAGTCTTACTCTCCGCCCATTAAATAGGTTGCTAGAAGCTCTAACTAAAACCGCTGGTCTTATCTCTGTGCCGCTGTCTAGTGTAAAATCTCCGTCACTAGGCAAATGAAAACGGCTTTCTAAAACTTGCACCCCTCCGCCCTCTGTAGAGTTTGACATAAACCCTTGTTCTCTATGCATCCACAAATATAAATTCCGAAAGTCTGAGAGGTTGAAAAAGTTGCCAGTAAACTCTAGGTCATAGGTGTTCTGTATTGCCTCTATTATAGCCCTTACCTTAATAGCTGGTTTTATGTCTAAGTGGTTTAAAAACTCGTTATTTGTGCTTTTATAACCGCTGTTTGAAAACCGCATATTTTTACTATGAGTGATAAGTGGGAAGCAAACATCTGTACTTGTGATAGAGATAAACTTAGCTTGTATTGTGCTGTAGTCATAAGCAAAATTTAAACTACTAGGGAAGTTTAGGCGGCTTAAATCGTCATCCCCTAAAATGTCTTTTAGTTCTATTGTATCGCCAAAGAAAACCAATTTATAAGAGTGTGCCTTATTGTCCTTCATTGATACGCTGTTAAGTCTTACTCTTCCCTTTTTGTAGTCGGATCCGTTTAACTTTATAAGCGCATCTATTTTAAATCTAGCATCAAAACTATTGATAACGTCAAAGTCCTCGTAGTGTCTGAACAGTTTGGAGTTATGCTTTGAAGCTGGTACATTGAATTGCTGTGAAAACGGTGTAAAGACTTTAGAAATATCTTTGGTGTTTTTTATGGTGTCTGTAATTGTGACACTCTCATCCTCAAATAAGTCTAGTCGTTCAAAGTCGCTTTTAATTGTGTATATTTCTCCACTTGCAAATATGTCAGCAGATAAAGCAAGAGTTGTGCTGTTTGTTACTGCCGTTACTTTTGCGGTTGTACTGTCTGTATCGTTAAAAACAATATAGCCTACCTTAACTGTAGTAAAATCAGCGTTTGCATCTACAAGGTTATTGGTTGAGGTGCTTGTAGCAGCCCCCTTGTATTTTATACCGTCTCTTATGTATAACTCAAGTATTTGCATTAACGGACGTTATTAATAGTATCAAAGGCAAATTCTACCTCTATTGTGTAATTTATGATCTTATCATTTAGTTGAGTCTTGTAAGCAAACGAACTACTTGTTACTTTTATAGGCAATGTCTTAGAGTCTATCTCTATCCAACAATCCTCACTTAGTTGCATCTCTTTGAATACATCATTATAAGTCTCAGGGTAGTAACCAGTGTTTAAGGTTAGTTTCTCTTTGCCGTTTTTCTCTAATGTTTTGTTTTGGTGTTTACTTATGTCGTAACTAGCTGCGCTTATGATGTTTTTTTTGAAGTCCTCTGTCTTTGTTGTAAGGGCTTCGTTTGAGCGTTTAAAAAACCAGATGTCTTGCAGTGTTCCGTATTTGTTTATAAAGGTAATTTTAAGGGGAGTGAACTTACACTCTTCCTCGTTTGTTACTGTTAGCTTTGTGACTCCTAAAGAACTGTCAACAAGTATTGTGTCGAAGTCAAATAAAGTAAACTCCTTTGAGAAATTAGTAAGACAGTCGCTACCCTCAAAAATACCGCCGTCTTGTATTACTCTGTCCTCAAATTCGTCAGATCCGTTTACACCGCTTGTAACGTATTTAATTTGTGTGCTGCTGTTTGTTGTAGAGGTTATCTCTTCTGTGTAAACTTGAGTACCATTTTTAAGATACGTTACTCTAGTTGCTAAAGACCTATCTACAGCAATAACCGCTGGGGCGTCATCTAGCTTGACAATCTTTGTGTTTGATTGTAAAACCGCTTTGTTGTTTATGTAAGATGAAGTTGTAGCACTTGTATCGGAGTTAAGAGTATTGTTTTGTACTCCGTCCTCAAAAAAGCCGTAGCCATAAAAACCTTTGAGTTGTGTAAAGGCTGTTGCAGATCCTACAGCAGTTTGTATTGTGTTTGTTGTTCTGTAGTCAACCCAAAAAATAGAAGTGCTGTAATCTCCGTCAAACTCGTTATCAAAATAATCTCTTACAAGTTCTGCTATTTCAAATGTACATACGTTATTGACCGCAAAAGAATTAAGGGTATAAGTTGCTGCAGAAGGTCTGCCGTTTGATGCTCCACTTGCTCCAGATGCGGCTTGATCTCCAGTATATATAAATAATTCTAATTGACAGCTTGTAAGGTTTGTTGCTGTGATTGAAATATAAAAAGGGCTTCTTACGTTTATCTTGCTCATTTGTTTATGTTTACTTGTATCTGTTTTTCTAGTCCTATTGAATAGGCTTCTACTAGTTCGTTTGGCAGTCTTTTAAAAGCAGCCTCAAAAGGCTTTGTAAAAAATAGACTTGGCCTTATACCTTTTTTAAATATTGTTTTTGCTATTGCAAACTTCAAACCCTCTCGCTTTGCAAACTGCCCCCCAGCCCCTCTTGGTGCTATCCCTTTTCTAACTACCCACTTATCAAAAGCCTTTACAGGTGGCATCTTACTTGTGTACTTGTAAGGAGTGTTGTATTTCTTTTCTGTACCGCTTACCCCTTTATCTTGATATTTACCGTAGTCTGCCATTTCAAAGGCTAGAGACGTTGTTTCTCCGCTCTTTGATACTTTATACCCCAAAGAGTTATAAAGTTCCTTAGATACGTTCTTTTTGCCCTTAGTTAGGTTGCTGCGGCTTTGTTGTATCACATACTTTGCAAACTTGTTTAGCTCGTCCCTTAAAAACTTGTCCCCTAGCATATATCAATATCATTGTGTATTATTACGTCCATTGTAGCAGCAAACCCAGCAAGTCGATTCTCAAACCTCTCATAGAAAGGCTCTAGTGTTGGGTCGCCTTCGAGTTGGAATTTCTCGCTGTAGAGTGTCCCTCGTCTTAGCACCATTATTAGTTTATTAAGTACCGCTAGTTGAGTGTTTAATACGTCTTGTTCGTTATTGTTGCCCCTGAATATGTCTGTTGTTTTTTCTTTGCTCTCGTCTACTATGTCCATTGCCATAATGGTAATATTAAAAGATAGCACTTGTTCTTGGGTTGTTACAGAGTTTACAACAATATGCGACAAAGGGAATATGCTTTGTTTTGATAGATCAATATCGAATATGTCCCCAGTAGTAACGGTGTTTACATTAACATCCGCTAGTAGCTGTGTCTCAATCGTTTCTGTAAGTTGGTAAAAACCTCTTATCCCTTGTTGACTCATTTAAACTTGTTTTTTATTTGTGCTGCCTCTATTTGATTTTTTTCTTTTGTGTATTCTAAGTAGGTCAAGCATTGATGTATATTTAATTTAGTGATATTTTCAAATCTTGTAATATCGCCTTGAGCGATTGCATAGAGTGAGTTAAACCATCCCCACTTGGATGTGAAATTAGATGCTGTGCTAAAGCCTTCTCGTTCTTGATGTCCAAAGAGTTCAGCATAACCATTGATAAGTCCTTTCCTAAACTGTAAAAAAAAACAATAGCTCCTAAGACTGCATCTAGAGGGAAGTCCTTTGCTGTTTCGCTAGTATCAGGGTTGTAGTCTTTTATTTTGTATCGGTTGCCTCGCTTGTGTTCTATTGGTCTGAACAATACGTTAACTGCTCTGTGTAAGTTGTCGTTGTCACTTATAAAAGTATCTAAGTCCATATACTCTCCGAAAGACATATCGTCAAGCTCAGGAATAAATCCGTAGTCAATCCCCTTGAGTCTGAATCTATTTATTAGTTGGTGTTCGGTATCAAACATAGTATTAATTATTTCGCATATCTCTGCTATGTCTGTAGCCTTCATATTTCTTACAACTACCTCTGGCACTTTACAAAATATCTCTACTAGTTTTAATTGTATTGCTGTGTCTTTGGTTTTGCCTAGGTCTGCCTCTAGCTTTGCAAACTCTTGGTATTGTGCTAGGGTTATTTCGTTAAGGCTTGTTGGTATTCTTAGATTAACTTTCATACTAATATATAAACGTTTTTAAATTATTTTAGTGAACAATATACTTCCCTCTGTTTGGGTTTTGTAGTTGGTAGCCTACAGCGTATCGGATTGCATCAATGAGGTGGCAATAAGCATCTACTGGAGTGTTTGACTTTCGCTCTAGCCATCTGTAGTTATTGAGTTCTTTTATTAGGTTTGTGCTGTTTGGATCTACAACTAAATCGTAGTCTTGTAAGAGGCTTATCCCATACGTTACACTTCCTTGACCTTTTATGCTAGGCTTTACATTACAACCCTTTGCTTTTATTTCGCTTAATAGTCTAGGCTCTGCGCTGTCCCCTATTATCAAACCGTCCTTTGCGTATTTTATGTTAAGCTCTGCTATT